ATAAAAGAACAGGTGCTGCAATACATGAAAGATGTCTGTGCCTTACCTTGTCGCAAGATATTTCACAACGCACCTTACGATGTGGGATGGCTTCGGGCTCATGGTATTGACGTTAAAGGGGAAATCGTTGATACCATGGTTGCTGGAGCATTAGTAGATGAAAACAGATATTCCTACAGGCTAAATAGTTTAGCAAAAGATTATCTCGGTGAAATAAAAGCAGAAGCTGATTTAATAGAGGCAGCAAAAAGTCACGGGGTAGATCCTAAAGGTGAGATGTGGAAGCTGCCAGCTGAACATGTTGGACACTATGCGGAACAAGATGCACGGCTCACGTATCTTTTATGGCAACGATTTAAAGTTGAACTAAGTCAACAAAGTTTAGAAACAGTATGGGAGTTAGAAAGAGATTTATTACCCATACTTATAGATATGCGATGGAAGGGTGTGCGTGTTGACGTACAAAAAGCAGCTGCTCTAAGACAAAATTTTATAAAAAAAGAAAAAGACTTGTTACACAAAATGAATAAGTTGATTGGTAAAGATATAGATATTTGGGCAGCCCGACAAATAGCCTGGGCATATGACAAGTTGGGAGTAGAATATCCAAGAACAGAAAAATCAAAAGAACCTAGTTTTACACAAAATTGGTTAT